CACGCCAGCGCTTCTGCTGCGCGCGCTCGAGATAGGGCCGCGAATAGATCCCAAACGACGGGCCCTCGCCGGGGCGGTAGGCGCTGGCGTCAGCAGCCCCGGCAGATGCTAGGAGGAGCAGGAGGGACAGGCGGAAGATCATCAACCTGGCTCTCATCGGAGGGAGGGAAAGCGCATACTTCCGCCACCTCCCGCCAGCAGCGTCAACGCACCGATGAGGCAGAGAATGAGCACGATCGCCCACACCGCCTGTTCAATGCGCGGTGGGATCGTGGCGAATAGCTTGACGACGTAGAGCGCCAGCCAAACAACGCCCAGAAGAACAATGACCCCGATCAGGAGCCACAGAATCGAGATAGCCAGGGGGATCATGCTCTTTCCTTTCAGGTCTTAACGGATAGAAAGATGCTGGCGGTTAGAACCGCGCGGGTATCGTCATCAACAAGATCATCACGACGATCAAAGCGAATAGACCCATCCCAGTTAGGATCAAGTACAGGTTTGCGCGGCGCTTGATGTGAGGCATTAGCTCGGCTTGGCTTTCAGCAAGTCCCGAATGTCGTCCTTTATTTCTCCAACCGCGCTCTTGAAGTCTGCGGACAGCCGCTCAACAGCCCTTTCAAAATCCGGGATCTTCACGTAGTTGTCGCGGCCATAAATCTCGACCTCGCGGACCTTCTTTTCGACATCGGCGATGTATTGTCGCATAGCTGCGCCTACCTCTCCGAAGTTGTGATCTTGAGTTTTCTGGTCGGCGTCGAAACGCCGCTCAAGGTCTTCAAGCTTACTGACAATGGAATCCCGCTCTTGCTTGATTTCTTCTCGAACGCCAGAGCGCATCTGTTCGACGGCACGGCCAATCTTGAAAGCACCAAGTATCCAGGTGCTGAGGAAACCAAAGGCGCCGAGTCCCAGCGTCACCCATTGGTAAACAGTCATTCTCTCTATTCTCCTAGCCGTCCGCCGATTGCTAGGAAAGCCCCAGCCTGTTACGCACCTACTTTCTGATGGCGCTGATGATCGTTGCTACGTTTTCAGCGCCGCGCTTCGCAAAATAGAACCCGATGACGAGATTTGCGGCCCATAGCACCCATCCTCCGAGCGCGTCTGTCGTCCCCAGCCCTAAAACCTTGTCCCAGATCAAAAGCTTTGCGTAGTAAAATAGGGTGACATACGCAAAGAGCTTTTCGATTTCCCACGGGTGCCCTATCTCCGCGATTTTAAGCTGTGTGACCGCTTGCGTTTCAGCCACGCTTGCAGCGATCTCTTGACCTGCAAGCGTGGCGGCAGTCTGCTTGTCAGTTGTCGTTGCCGTTAAATGCGCCTGATAGGCTGCCACCATCGCCTTCGCGACGGGACCGCCAAGGAATTGGAAGATCAGCGAGGCAAAGGCGAACATCAGGTTTTGGCCTCTGCGACCGCCTGAACAGCCTGTTCATTGGCCACATCAGCTTTTGCAATTGCCTGCGCTGTTGCGGGCGTAGCCTGGGCTTGAGGAAGGGCGACAACATCAAGCGGCTTCGTGGTTGCCCTGCGCAGCTTGTTGATGACCAAACCGATGATGCCAATCGCTGCCGTTGCCGAGAGGTTTCGCATATCCGGCGGGATCTGAAGCCAGTCGAAAATCCGCGTCGTGAGTGGCGTGATGTCGAGGCTGTGAACGAAGGTCGCGAGACCATCATAGAACGTGACGAACAGGCCACCCACCCACAGAAGACGACCAACCAAGATCGTTTCGCTCTTCTTGAACAGCGTCGATTCCAGCGTATCAATGCTGGCGAAGAACCTCTGCGCCCAAGACTGCTTCTTGAGCCACGGCCGAAGGACGATCGCATAGACGAGCAGAAAAACGACGATGGATGCGAGAACGAGCAGGAAGGCGGTCATTGTTTCCTCTTGAAAAGGGCAGATAGAATTGATGCGATGAAAGAGCCGAGCGAGCCCGGCGATGGGTTGGTTACTGAAGGCTGAACTGGTTTAGGTGCCTCGACCTGAGGCGGATTTCCGAACGATATTGACGGATCAAGCGCCATCATCGCCATGAGCATGGCAGCGCAGCCGAGCTGCTTATCAACCACATCCTCGATCGGCCCATGGTCCCGAACGACCTTGCCGCCGGGCCCGGTCGGGGGGTCGTAAATGCTGGTTCCGCTCCAGACGTAGGGAGACGGCCGATCAACGCCCGCATACTTCAGCCCGTTATAGACCTCCAGATTCGTCAGAACGTCCTCTGGGGTGTGCCAGTTGGTTTTGCGGGCCAGATAGGGGGCGCAATCCGCCAGCGCATCCACGGCGCCCCGCTCCCACGCGTCAGGCCCAAAGAACGGACCTCGGCCGGATGGAACATGGACCGTCACCTTATTCAAGGGGTCACCCTGCCCCAGATGGGTGTCCCAGTCCTGCCCGGACTCCCGTTCGTGGATAACCGCAATCACGAACCACGGAACGCCGGTCTTGGCCTCAACCGTCTGGTATCGAGCTTTAGCCGCGATCAGGCGCTTTCCGACCGAACTGGCCTGCGCCGTCCTTGTCGGTATTGCATTAGGCCAGCGTTTCGCGTTCGCACGAGTGAGTGCGTTCAGGTCTACCATTGCTATTCCGCAAGTTGTGGGGTTAGATTCTTCCCGGCTGGGAGGAATAAATATGCAGGATGAAGAACGGATGCCGTGCCCGAAATGCAGCGACCGACCGTGGCTACTCAGGCTTTTCTATTTCCAGTGCTCTCTATGCAAGGACGAGGCTGAAGTGACTTATTCTCAGTTTCGTCTTTGGCAGGATCAGCACCGGAAGGCGCACATGGGATGACCTTCATCATGGGATTTCGTAAGTGACCGTGGCGGCTACGGCATTGCCAGAGGCCCAGTACGTGGTTCCGTCCGCAGCTTTCGTGACAGCAACTGATGGAGTCGAAGGACCGTTGATATAGGCCGCTCCTCCTTTACCGGTCACGCCATATTCGAATGACGAGCCCACATAGCGAGACGCTCTCGCATTCGTGGGCAGCGAGAAATTGAGGCCGCCGGTCGCGGTGCCTACCGTCGTGATAGTGATGTCGGCCTCTACCGTCACAACCTTACCTACCTGCTTATAGCGTCCCGTTGCGGAAACTGTCGTCGCTGTCCCACCACCGGCTGTGATCGTCGGGGTATAGGTTGTCCATGCCGTTGAGATGTCGACGCTGGCGACCTTCAAGGTGACAGCGTTGTCAGTATTGATGACTTTGTTGCCGAGCGTCGTAGCAGACTGCTCAACAGCCGTTGCCAATCCACCCGAAGGACTAAGGATCGTGGTATGGGCGCCAGTATTGGTATACGCAGTTACGAAAGCAGTGTTGATCGAATAGAAATGATCATCACCAATTGTAGCTGACTGGTACGACCCGCCATATACCATGGCGCGGTCACCTTGGAAGATGCATCCCGAAGTCGTCCCGCCACAAGAGCAGTTGATAAGAGAGGTTGCAGTTCCTCCGATATTGAAATCGAATGACGTCCCGTTGACCTCAACATCGAAATTGATCAGCGTGTTTCTGAAGGAAGTCGCATCTTCACTGAAACCACCAGCGGCGTTGCTCTCGACCGTACCTCCAATAATCGTATTATTGGTGCAGCCGATGAACTGAAACGCAACCGTGGAGCTTGCGCCGCAGCCTTCAACGATCGGTTTGTAGAGCGTGCAAGCGACAAGCTTGTTGACTTTGATGCCAGCGTTAGGGGTGACGATAAAAGGCCCGTCGCTGTTATTAGAACTGCTGACGTAGAAGTCCGTGCAAACCGCCGATGCGTTCACAATGCCGGTATCTTGCGCAAAGAAAGCAATTGTTGCGTCACGGGGACGGCAAGCAATTACTCCAAAATGGTAGTTATCAAGAAGGGCGGCATTTGTCGTAGTGCCCGTAGGGTTGCCACGAAGAATAGGGAGACCAGGAAGACCGAAATTAGCTCCAGCACAGCCTTGTGTGGCGGGGTAGTTCGTAATGCCGGAGAAAGAATGAGCAGTTGCTCCAGAGCCGGTGTAGATGAATGTGCAATTGTTGGACAAGAATTGTACTGTTAGATTGTTCCAAGCCCAATTCAACATCGTGCCATGGAACATCTTTCCGTCGGTGAAAACTAGCGTGTAGCCATTCTTCGCTTCAGTGATGGCGTTGTTAATTGCAGTGTAGTCGTCGGTGCCGTACCGGATCACCTTGGCTGATGTAGTCAACGTAGTTGAAGCGTTGTTTCCAAGAGTGACATGAGTGGCATCAACGAAGGCAGCAATAGAAGTCGTCAAGTAAGCAGATGCTGCCCCAGCACCCGGAACGAGAATGGTTTTACCAACGTCAGCGCTCGTAAACGTCGCACCAGTCGCTGTCAGGTTGGGAGTCCCACTCGTGATGCTTACCGTGCAAGAGACTTCAACAACGTCGGCCTTGATACCAAAATCTTTTGCATAAAGAACGTCACGGGATTTGGTGTCATAGCTCCTCGCGACCGCTCCCGTCCCATGCTGGGTGAAAGTTGGAATCTGCGCAACAGTTGCTGCACCTGAAAGGTTAGAGAATGCAGGCTGCGCACTCGACGGAACGCCAGCCGTTGAAATAGCATTGATGAACTGATTGGAAACGGCTGCGTAGGACTGAACACCGCCAAGCGTTGAGGCGGTTGGGGTCGGCAACCGTGCGGCCGGGAGAGTGCCGCTCGTGATGTTACTGGCGTTCGTGGTGTCTATCGTGGCAGATGGCGCCAGTCCAGGAATGCTTCCCGCCGTCAACCCATGTATATCCCCGGCTTGCACAGAGATCGTCCCAAGCGGGAACGTCTGGAGACCTGACCACGTTTGCGGCAGACCGATGACGGCGTACTGATAGGTGATCGGAGGCAGCGTCGGGCTGCCGCTAACGCTCCCAGGAGGAAGTTCGACAGTCGGCGGCGTCGTAACAATAATGCCGCTCACAATTTTATCATCCAGTTGATGAACGTTGTGGGCTGCATGTTGTTGTGAACGGCGCCCCCTGTGTTGTTTGAGGTGACGCTGATACTATTGACGGTCGACAGCCCTCCCGCGTATTGCCATTGAATACCGCCGGTAACGACGGGCATGTTATTGGCGCCAGCACTCGTATTGGAAGCTGTGCTATTCCCAAGACTGCTACCGACAGAAGCGTATGGTAACGCGGTTCCAGCGGGCGGGTTGGCAGCAATGGTTTGCGAGGCATTATTCGATGCAATGCCAGTTGGGATCTCATTCAGAACGAGCAGGTGTGCTTCTTCGCCGATGTTCGTGCCGAGAATGCGGCCCGTAAGGCCAGATCCCGCTCCCGCCGCGCCGATGGCACGCCCCAGCATTTTCGGAAGCAACATCCGGCAATTTGCGGCCCATGCAGTCGCTGCGTTGGTTTGAGCGGCGCGCGTAGTTGCTCCACCCCCAGAAGTCAGGAGAGGCGCAGCAAGATCACCAAGATTGTTGAAGAAGAGCGTGAACAAGGCTTGTGTATCAGCGTTCGCGCGGCTCGACGATCCGGACGAGGCACTTCCGAAGGTGCCGTCGTCGCACATAACCCAGCCGCTATCGGCCGTCGTTTTGATGGTAGGTTTGAAATCGCCCGTCGAGAAGAAGGCCGCCGTTGTCGTATCAACGTAGTTTTTAGTTGCTCCGTCCGTCGATACGGTCGGGTCGGCCATGCCCGTAATTTTGTTTGACCCCATGGGCAATGCGGCTTGCATCGCGGAACGGCCAAGACGGTCAAGCGAGTTCGTGAGCTCCGTGCCGATGTCCGTTTCCAGCGTGTTGAACGCGACCGAGCTGATGGCCGCCCCGGACACTGCGGCGGTATTCGCTGGCTGGATATAGTTGCCGTTGCTTTGCCTCGGCATAGGTTGCATTCTCCATCAATAGGCATAGAAAAAGGCCCCCGAAGGAGCCCTGATGTTTTGGAAGATCTTTCAAGGCGCCGTGGCTTTTGCCGTCATCGCCTCGAACATTCATTATGGATGGACGCCAAACCCATATGCGGCATCGGTGGTGGCGTTATTCGCAGCCCTAGCCGCTACTGTGGTCCTGTCTGGCCTTGGCGGGCTAGTAGCGCGGCTGCGAGGGCTTCGTTTCTTCGCGCGCCAGGCGCTGCGGGCCCAAGAAGGCGGTTACCGAGATATCTCTGGACGGGCTGGGACATCAGAGCCCGCCCGACAGTGGCTGGGACGGCAGCCCCGGCGATAGCCCCTGGGAGCCCCGCTACCGACCCGCCAGCCGCTCCACTCAAAGCGGACGCCAGATGCTGCATGTACATCCGTGGCGCTGTCCCTGAGTTCGGCAGCGGCTTCATGACGGCTTCGCCAGCCAGTGACAGTTCGGCGAAATCGCCCTGCCCTCTGGCGTAGTTCCGACGCCCGTGCGCGACAACGGTTGCATTGCGAAGCTGAGATGGAGAAATCAGCCCCTCGGCCGTTTGAGAGCCCGCGCCTGTCGCGGCCTTCTCGATCACCATCATGTTGCGGTATTCGTTGCGCACTGCCCGCCAAGCACCCAGATCAGCCGGGTTGGTGGCCGCAAGGGTGCGCTCCATAGCGTCATCCAGCGATGTCCGGAGCCCTCGCAGGGCCTCGGACAACTGCGGATCTCGGGCCGATGACTTGGCTGCGCGCTCGAGCCGGGACCGGAGGGCCTGATAATACTCCCCGGTCAGCGCCCCGCCATTTTGGCCGGCATGCGCTGCCAGATCGTTGACGACGTTTTCAACGATGGGCGACCGCATCGAGTTCGGAACAAGTGAATTGTACTCCCGAACGTTATCCACAAGATCGGTCGCAAACTGCCGGTCCATGTGAAGATTGTTGCGGGCGGCCAATTGATCGAAATCGTGGCCGATCCGGGTAAAGGCGCGATCGATAACCTCTGGTGTCGCACGATCGGCGTTTTCGCCAACGCGACGGAGAGCAGCTGCCGTGAACTGTTCAGCCTGCCGGGTCTGCGTAACCGCGGCTCGTCCGCCAGAGCCAGGCAGATCGCCAAGTGTGCTTTCCATCCACTGGAGCGGCTTGCTACCCGTGGCTTGCCCTGCCGTTAGGTCAACACCCTCTCCGCGAAGCGCATCCGCCAAAGCTGCCCGCTCTGGAGTGGTCTGGATCGGAGTGACGCCCCGACGCGCTGCCATGGTAACGCCGGGCGCAAGTAGCGCTCCAGCAACCCGCGCATATGGCTCAACCTCGGTGCCTTTGGTTAACTGGCCTGCGGTTTCGCTAACTGCGGCCGGGACAGCCACACGGGTTGCCAGCTTGGCCGCCATCGACTCCGGACCACCAATAACAGCAGGCAGAAATTCGCCAGCGGTCTGAGCGTACTCCCCAGCCGTCGTCTTCGGCTTGTAAAGTTCGCCAGTAACCCCCTCCAGGTTCTTGGTCAGGCTCGCAGAGGTCGGAATGTTATTGAGAACGGAAGGCTGCTCGGGCCGCTGATAGCGCTCTAATCCTAGCTTGTCATTGATGAAGTTCGATGCGTGCTCAATACCCTTCGCGCCAATGTCGGAAAGGTCGCCAACCATTCCCGCCAGACCGAGGCCACCTTTGACGACACCAATGCCGGCGCTCTTGGCAACATCCGCAGCAGTATCGCCAACGCCGGAACTCGCAGTAGAGCCGATATGCTTTTGCAGCGCAGCCATAGCGCCCTGCGCATCCGCTCCATCAACCGTATACTGCTTGCCATCCGGCGCAGTGATGTCAAACGTCGGCATTAGCGAGCCCTAATGGTGTAGCCGTCAACAACAACGGCCTCTGGCACGTTGGCCGATGCGCTTCCGACAGTAAGCGGCTCCTGTTTCTTATAAGCAGGGCCGGCTTCACTCTTCATGGCATTGAGAGCGTTCCAGCGAGCTTGCCGCTTTTGTGCGATGACCTCAGGCCCGTCTCCAGGCTGCGGGAAGAACTGCTTCCCGTAGCTTTCGAATTCATGATGCGCGATAGCTGCGCCAGATTCCCGTCGCAGCAGTGCAGTCACGAATTCCTGCTGGGCTTGCTTGTAATCCTGATAGTTATTGCTTTGCAGGTAATTTCCGCCGGGGATATGCTCGAGAGCGGCGCCCTTCAGGCTCGTCCCTTGTTCATCGAGCTTATCTAGCGTGCTGCCGGCATGCTCCATACGGGTCGCGAACTGGTTTGCCTTGCCTTGGGTTTCCGTGAACTTCCCGGCCAAGCCATTGGCCGTTGCTGCCGAGACAGCATGAACAAACGTCTTGCGATCGACTCCAGGCGGGATCGTGATGGGCTGTCCATCGGGGCCAGTGACAGTCGCAGGCTGCGCAGCCGCAGGCGGAGTGATCCCCTCGATTGGCCCCTGAGGACCATTCGGATTAATGCGAACAAATCCCGTAGACCCATCAGGGTTTGTAACCTCTTTGACGACGGGCTTTTCCTCGCTCGCACGTTTGTCGGCATTAATTGCCAACCTCTCCATCAATGCCTGATGCTTATCAGCAACTGCCGCACGTTCGGCTGCCGTCTGCATGTCCGCAACATGCGTCACGGCCTGTGTCTGCGCTGGAGCTGCCCACGGGTTGCCAGCCAGAGTGATCATAGTCGCCGGATCAATCTTCGCCCCACCCTGAAGTGCTGCTGCAAGCTGCTGCCTGACACTATCCCGGCCAGCCTGTTCTTCCTGTCGGGCCTGTCCCGTCTGGTAACCTCCCAGAGCTCCAGTAAGCCCGCGGTTGAGCGCAGTCGCCCAGCCGCCACCAGGTCCACCAGCCGCCGCAGTGGAATCCATGCCCTGCTTCATCAAGGCATCCGCAAGCTTCTGCTTGCGCTGGACGTCCTCGGGGGAACCGCCGGTATCGATGGAGTAGTCAACGAGCGCCATTGTTACCCTCAGCTATACGCGGGCCAGGACTGGCCGCCATAGTTCATCGTGCCTGCCGTTCCGCCAGACTTCCCGAACAAGCCGCCCATCGCACCGCTCATGCCGCCAGTTGCATAATTGGCACCAGCGCCAAGGAGAGAGCCTGCCAGTCCTGCAATCTGCCCATTATAGGCATTCGCGTTCTGGCTCTGCTGCTGATAGTTCTGCTCAACGAGACCGGCGACGTTCGTCCCCGCAACGTTGGTCGTCGGGGTGTTCGCAAAGGTCGGACTGCCAGCACTGTTCGCAACGCCATAGACGGACCCCAGCGTATTGAGCGGCGCGTTGTATTCCGACAGGGCGTTGTTCGCTGAGGTCTGGTAGTCGGCGAGGTTCGCGGAATTATAGGCGTCGTTCTTGCCTTGGTTGAACACCCGCATGGCGTTGTCATAAGCCGGCGTTCCGGGCGTAACACCCTGCGCAGCCAGTTTCGATTCCTGCTGGTCGGTATTCTGCGCCCACTGCGGATCAAGGCGTGCGTGGTTGAGCTTGTCGAGCGCGGCGGTCGTGGCATTATAGCTCAGATCAAGCGGCTTCCCGCTCAACGCTCCACTAGCGCTTCCACCCAGCAGCGAATTCACGAGGCCCGTGGACTTGTCGTAGATCCCCTGCATTGGAGCAGATAGCGTCGTGTTGGCGCTATAGATCGGCGTGCCGTCCGCATTGGTCCCCGTTTGGGTATAGTTCAGCGAACCCTTGGCATTGGTCTGGTTGATCATGTTCGCTTCTTGCGTGGCTTTCGCCGTCGCAAGATTCGACTGGGTCTGCGCGTTTGCCGTCTGATACGGATCGGGAGGTGCTGGACTATCTTTCATAGATCTTCTGCTCCGACCTCAACAGGCCATAGATTATTGCATCTGTCTCTTCAAACCACTCGCGCATGACGCCCTCGCGCTTAAATCCAAGGGCTTCCAGCATTCTGATAGCGCGTTCATTGTCGCACTTCGTCCGCATCGTGATCCGCCGAACGCGGTCGAAGCAGTAGCGGATGATTCCGCGGAAATCCTTGACGCTCCACGGACCATCGATCGCGACTGTCAATTCAATGTTTCGACCGGGCCTGTAATCGTTCAAAACGACAGCACCAATCCCCTCGCCGTCACGTTCGACAATCAAGCCAATGAAGGGCTGTGCGATATGCACTTTCAGCCTGTCCAGGACGTACTGGCGCGCGGCTTCGTCATCCTGTCTAACCAATGGCGTTTCCGATCTCGTAGAGCATCTCGATCGCCGTCAACCGCACGTCAGGCGTTACAGTCGTCGAGAGCGTCAACTGGATCACGGGAGAAACGACCGATCCGAATCCTTCAGCATCGGACCAATAGGACAGGTCCGTAAGCGCGGGCGGCCACGTAGCTGCATCCCAGAGCGCCGTATCCCAGAGCGCACCCGTGGCAGAAACTGCGCTTGCGGTCGGCTGCGCTGGCTTCGTCGTATCGAAGTCCACCTTGACCGAAATCTGAGGTGTCACCGGATAGGCCGATTGAAGCCGCGGCCGAACCATCTTGACATGCTTGTTGTTGGCTGGGCTTCCGAGATCCGTGTAGGATGGAAACACCGTCCATGTGTAGTTCTTGCCGTCGTCTTGAGCGCCCGTTTCGGCCTGCATCACGCGCCCGTCCGACGAACCGTAATATAGATTGTTGTTATAGACCGCGAAGCAGTTTGCATCCCAGCCAAGATACCGCGCCCAGGCTCCGGTTCGAACGTTCGCAATGAACTGCGTCGTATCTCCCGAATTGGTCTTTGGCAGGTTGATGATACCCATGCTCTGCAAGGGCCATGTGGTGATCTGCCAGCCGGGCAGACCCTGCCTTGCGATCACAGCGTCACGCCATGCAGGCGCAATCGGCTTCGTGACAGCCACGTTCTGAAGCGCGATCTGGTCCAGCGTCATCACCGACGACATCGGAACGATGCCGTCCTCCGTCATGATGGCGAGGTCACCACCCGCCTTCATGATGCAACGGCGCCCCAAGGGCTTCGAAATCTTATAGAGCCCCTTCAGTGTCCATGCAGTGTCCGCAGGATTTAGGCCGTCGTAAATCGCTACCTCTCCCTCGGAGGTGATCAGGGTAAAGACCTCATAGAGACCGGAGTTAGACGAGATCGACCATGACGTTCCGCACAGCAGATAGCCGCCGTATTTGAAAATACCCGACATATCAATCGACGTTGCGGCGCCACCGATTGCGTTAACGCCGAGGTACCAATAGGTCAGGCTCGCGGCTTGCACCCCGTAGATCCTGTTTTTGAAGGGCCAGACGAACGCGAGATTGCCACCAGTCAATCCGGTAATCGCAGGCGTCGTTACCCATGAGGTACCGTTGTAGAGCTGAGCAGCATCTACCCCGTTCACCACCATCAACCAGGTGCCGCCGGAATTGGTGAACTGGATGTATTCGAGATAGGCCGTCGAGCTGAGGCCAGAAACCGCTGCGGCTCCAACCGCGCCAGAGCCCGTCACATCGTAAATTCCACCGTTGCAGCCGGCAAAGAACTTGCTGGTGAGCCCATTGATGTAGGGGATCAAGGTGTTGATAATAGCACTCGGCATACCAGTGGCATAAGCGGCCGATCCGCCGCGCATCCTCACATAATCGAGTTGGGGAAAGGCATTGTCGAGAATGTACGCCGTTTGCTTTGGTGCATCTGCGAGGTTGGCGCCGACATACCAACCGGCAGTCGGGCTCGACAGGAACGCCGCTTTCGAGGAAGGCTTCCGTTCCCTGTTTTGGCGGAGGGGAGCAAGCATCAATAGGTCCGATCGGCTGCATCGGTGATGGTTCCAGGAAACCATCCATCGATATCAAGCGTTCGGGTTGCCATCGTCACGATGCGCTCGGAATCCTCTCGACCAGCCGCACGATCGAGCGACATCTGATAGCTGCGGAAGTCCTCCGCGTAATCGAGGCCCTTCGATTGCTTCCAGCGATAGACCAAACCGCGCCGCAGCACGATTTCATCTATCATCGAAAAATCGCTGTCGAGCAGAAAACTTGGCTGGCGGATAGACGCGTTGGCGTTCGATACCCAGTTGGTCGAGTAGTAATTGAACGTGACGACTTCGTTCAGGGCCAAGGCGGGGAAAAACTCGACGACGCCACCGATCAACCGCCAGACCGGCCGCGTCGGATAGGACGGCAATACCTTCAGCATCGCCATGGTCTCGTTGCTGACCGGACCAGGAAGCGAAAGCAGAGGATAGAGGCTGGAGAAGAACTTCTGACCGGGCGATAGTTCAGCCCAATCAGATGGCAGCGCGAACTGCGTTGAGGTACCGTCACCGGTAATCGCAGCGCCGATATTGAGGTTACGCCAGTAAAAACGCTCCCTCAGTTCGTCGCCGATATCCTGGGCCAGCGCGACGAACTTCGCCACGTTTGGATCAGTCGATGACACAGCCTGAGACGGCGCCGGCAAGCCGCAGAGAGGCATTGCAGTTGACAGCACCGACAGGATGGACATCAGGCAGCATCCTTACGGGGGCGGCCGGGACCGCGCTTATGCTCGTCATCCTTGCCCACCATCGCGCCCAACTCGGCAACCTGCCGTTTCAGGTCCTCGATCGTGACATTCTGGCGCTCGACTTCAGCGGCATATTTCGATGCTGCGCCGTTGTCCTTGGCACTCTCAAGCCATGCCTTCGCCTTCTGGCGCCAGACCCGGCCATCCGCGAGCTTTTGGATGTTCGTGTCTGACACGTCCGCCAGGTTCTCAACGGAGAAAATCCCCATGGCCTCGAACTCGGCAATACGTAGTGCCGGGATCATGGGCCAGTTCTTCAAGGGCGTGCCGTCGATGTGACGACCGGTTCTCTTGGTCTTCCAAGCCTCGTACTGGGCCGCAAACCGCTCCTTGTGCTCGGGGAGAACCGGAGACGCATGCACATTGAGCATATCGCCCGCTACGTGAATGCGGATCATCTCCTGCTCGCGCATGCGAACGGCGCCGGCATCTTCCGTGGCCTTCTCATCCGGCACGGGCTCGATGTAGAAAACCGGGGTTACGCCCTTGTTCGCCAGTGAGTAGTCAACGCCGGATTGCGTGATATCCGCAAACGGCGAGAGTGCGCCAAAATCGTCCATTGATAGACCTTTGGTTAGAGAAAAAGGGTCAGGCGCCCGGCTTCACGACGGGATCGTATTTCTGACCTCGATTGAGCTCGTCGAGGGGATCGGGCTTGGGAGTATTCATCGGCATGAGCGGAGACGGGGCCGGAGGCGCAGGCGGGGTATAGAGTTTCGCCTCCTCCTTCTTGGGCTCAACCTTCTTCGGCTCGAGCGCTGTGACGCGCTCTTCCAGCGCAATCAGTTCCTTTTCGAGCGCCTCAAACCGATGCAAAGCGAGCACCGGCCATGTCTTGATTTTTTCTGCGAGTTTCATTGGTATTCTCCCGAAAAATGGGCCGCCCCCGTAAGGACGGCCCAAGGGGTTACGCTGCGGCCGAGGACAGATACGGCCAGCGCAGGAAGGTCTCGACATACTTCGTCGCCGCGGAGGTCACGGTCGCCGAAGCAGTCGAGTTGCCTGACAGCGTGATCTGATAAGGGGCAGAGTTGCCCGAGATCGACACGATGGTGGCAGCACCGCCCGCAACACCGACCGCAGTCAGCAGTGCGTTCGGATATAGCCCGTTGATCGTCGGAGAGGTGACGATCGGCGAGCCGTTGACGGTCGTGATCCACGCCGTTCCCTTGGTGGCCGTGATGGTGACAGAGCCAGCAGCAGTCGCCACCACGTTCATGGTTACGGTTGAACCCTGAATGTCGGTGATGACGGCGCCGTTCGGTACACCCGTGCCGGAGAGCGTCAGGCCGATCTCAATGCCCGATCCCTTCGTCAGCGCTGTGATACCCGTGATGACGGCCGAACCAATAGCCGTAGTTCCGGTGAAGGTTCGGGTCTGCGTAGCCGACCAGACACCCGTCACGTTCTGGAAGCTACCGGCACCAGTTGCGCTCGCAACCTGCCCGACCGTGGAGGTCGAAACAGGTTGGGTCGCCTGGGTGGTGATAGTGCCCCAGTTACCGATCGACGTTCCAGACCGCTGCACCCAAATCCCGTAGATGCCGGGAGTCGGGAACGTGTAGGACCACAGATTGCCGGCGTTCGGCCAAGCCGCAGTATCACCGGATCGGCCACCGAGATAGAAGGTGCCGACATCGGTACCCAGCGGGTAGCCCGTCGTCGCGAAAACATCGGACAGGACGTTAGCGCTATAGCTGTTGTCCCATGCGATGAAGTCGCCCTGGTTAACCGTCCGCGACGTATAGACCGGGAAGAGGAGATAAACGAACTCCGCTTCCGCGTCGCCGCCGGAGACCGTACCAGGCTTGAACGACGGCAACGGGGTCTGACCCGCGGCCCCGAACGGACCTTCCGGCGCATACGTGCGGGCGCCGACCGCTTCGAACTGTGCGATAGCAATAGTCATTGTTGTTGCTCCTTACTGCCAAAGCACGGCCTGGAGGGACGGATTGGAGATGGTCATGTTGCCCGCCCAAGCCATGATGCGAACGATCGCATCCTGGTTGACGTTGGCACGATCACCGCCGATGACTTTGAAATTCCGTCCCGAGTGCGGGCGGAAGTAGATGTAGTCGTCGTTGAGGAAGTACATCGTGTTCGCCGGAATCTGGCCGTTCTTGCCGCCATCCAGGATCACGTCCACCTCTTTTCCGGCGCCGAAATACTTCAGCGACGTAAAGCCTGAACCGGTCGAGGAGCCGCCGCCGGAGGTGATCCGCTGGATGGCCTGCAACGAGTTCAGATAGGCGAGGTAGTAGTTGTTGTCCGCCACGATGAGGTTGACGCCATCGGTATTGCGCTTCAGGCCGATGGTGGTCGAGTTCATGTATGACTGGATATTCGTCGAGGTGACGACGCCGCGAGAGTCCGTGTTGGCGTTGACGGCGACATTGCGCCACCACACCTGAGCGGAACGATCGATGCCGCCGACGATGCCAGAGGTCGGTGCCTTGGAGACCAGCAGCGCGAGACCGTTGAGCTGCTTTCCACCGAAGCCAGTGCCGTCCGAATAGATCGAGGCGGACATCTGGTTCCAGAAGGTGTCTTCCGCGGTATCGACCCGAGATTCGATCAGGTCGATCATTTCCTCTTCGTCGCGGTTCTGGAGTTCTTCCAGGCCCGAGAGCGTCACGGAAATGGCCGCCTGCTTGATCGGGAAGCGCGCCGCCGTCATGGTGTCGTTGAGCGAGACGTTGAGGAACTCGAAACCCGAGTACCACATGAACGTCTGGTTCTGCGCATAACGCAGTTCCTGCATGATCTCGCGACCGCCGCTGAAAGGCTTCTGACGGCCTTTCTGCTTCAGGCGCGAAAGCAGCGCGTTGTTGTTGGTGATGTTGTCGGCGAGGGTGCGGGACCGGTTCTCAAGCGTGGTGGTGGTCACGTCACCCCAATCAATCGACGTAACGAGAGGGGATGCCATTTATGTTTTCCTAAATGCCGCGCTGTGCATTGACGGCGGCTCTAATGGTGTCGCGAATAGAGCCGCCTTCCGCTCCCGCATTGGGCTTGAACCCAGCGGACGGTGCGCCTCCGGTTGCTTTGGCTGCGGCCTTCGCCTTTTGAACGGCGTCGGCTGCGTTTGCGGTTGAAACCACCGGCTGCTGCTGTTTGATGAGCAGGGCGCGGATTTCCTTGTTCGCCCAGCAGGCCTTGTCATAGGCATCATCGAGATTCTCGGCTTGACCCGAGGAAATGAGTTGGCCCATGTCCTTCTTGACGTTCTCGAAAAACGTGTGCTTCGGGTCTGATGCGAAGCGCTGGATTTCGGTTTGAACGCCGCTTTCCTGCTGTTGCTGGATGTAGGTTTCGAGCGCAGAGATTTTCTGCATGATGGCGGGATCGACACTCGGGGCCTGTTGACGGGCCTCCGGTTGCTCGCCCGGCTGCACTTCTGAGGGTGCAGCGCCATGCCGGGCTAAAATCTGGTTTGCAAGGGCGAGTGGTGAAATGCCCTGGTTCTGGCAGATCCGCGAAATGCCGCCGATGAAGTCACGGCGCAAATCGTTCTCAATGCCGACGTAGTTCTCGAGAGCCTTGTCCAGCGTCGTGCCGGACTGCTTCGCCATCTCCATGAACCGATCGATCGGCTTGTATTCCTGGAACTTGGCAAAGCCCTTGTTGACCTCTTCCTCGCGGTTGGCGACGGCCTGTTGGACTTCAGGAGGAAGCTTGTCGAATGCGACCTTTGCGGTCGGCGACCAACCTGGAGGAGGCCGGAGGGCTGGTTTGCCTTCATCCTCTGCCTCCCCTTCAGCCGGCTTCGCAAGACTGTCAGCCGGCTTTGGCTCGGTTTTGACCGCGTTCTTTTCGGTTGCGAACTTGCCCTTGTCGTCCCGCAGACGCTCGTTGCGCTCAGCCTCTGTTTCGGGCTTGTCGGTCTTGGCTTCCTTGGCCTCAACCGGTTCAGGCGTTGCGTCCAGCTCAGGCTCGGGAGCCCGCTGCTTTTCAATCGCAGCAACAATCGTGGAACGCAAATCGGTGACTTCGGCGCCCGTTTCCGGAGCGTCGTGGACAATCTCGTCAGCCATTTTGATCTGGGGTTGCGCGCCGTTTGATGGGCGCTAGTCTGCCGGTAGGTTGGGCTTGTAGCCGTTACGCACTTTCCGCACTGCTGCGGCAACTTCCGCCTTCGTCACCTTGGGCCGTTCAGGCTCTTTCGCCCGGTAGCTCGCCGCATCGTTTCCAAGCTCGATCACGCCTTTGGCCTTGTAGCCGCGACGCAGCTCGGACTTGGAATCGTATATCTTGCCATCGGCCATCGAGCGAATGGCCCCAATGGCGTCAGAAATGACCATGGGGCGCGGCAACTCGCTGGCCTCGCTGCGTACCCGGAAATGAGACGAACACTCCACCGGCCACGGCTCATCCAGCGAATGCCATTCTGAGCACGATCGACAAAGCCGCTTCATTCCTGACCTTTCGGCTTCTTCGCCTCTTTGGCCTTATGCTCGGCGACTTCCATGCTCAGTTGGTGGTCGCGCTCGGCGCGCTGTGAATCCATCTGATGGACCTCCACAGCCTGCTTGTGCTCGAGCATCTTCAAGATCATGTCCATCTTCTGAGCCTGCTGCTCCATGGCCATTTCTTGCTGCTTTGCCTGAGCCTGCATCGCCAATTCTTGCTGCTTGAATTGCGCTTCCATCTGCGCAATCTGGCCTTCCATCTGGCTCTTTTGGCCTTCAGCCTGAGCCTTGATCTGTGCCTGCTGGATCTTGGCCTGGTCTTCCGGCGAAGGCTGCGGCGGAGGCTTGGGTTGGGCCGCCTGCTGTTCAAGCTTGTCCACGGTCTCTTCGATCACCTCCTCCAGAGACCGTCCGACGCGGAACGCCCGCGTTCCGAATAAGAGCAATTCGCCTGCAAGCTGGGCCGTCAAAGGTTGCTCAGCAACGATCGGGCCCCATGCCTGGATGAATTTCGTGGTCGCATCGATGAACTGGGTGCGGTCCTGCCGCTCCTGGCTTTCATCGCCAGTAATAGTCGAGTCCACCTCGATATCGATCCGGAAGCTGCGCATTGCGCCATCACGGAGCAGCGCCATCACAGCGTCGATCGTAACCAGGGGCGGACCCTGCTGCTGGGGCGGCATGGGCTGCGCGCCCTGAGGTGGCTGAACGGGCATCATTTGCGCGACTTCGGCCTCGGCGCGAACTCGCCGCACCACGTTTTCTCAGAGCGAACCACGGGCGCGCTGCTCTTGCCCTCAGCGATCACATGCGGAGGAAACCGGAAGCAGAAGCCGTATTTCACGCCCTTGTGCTCAACGGGATCGCCAAAGAACTTACAGTCCTTGCAGGTTTTGGTCACATCGCACCTACTGGCATTTGACCTTGCGGCATCGGCGCCGGAGGCTGCTGGGGTCCACCCATCGGCGGCCCACCATTGTGCCCCATCATTGCCTGCTGCTGTTGCGCCATAGCCTGCTGCCTCACAGCCTCGATCTGCTGCTGCAACGCCTGCGCGTCAAGCTCAGCCTGCGTCGGAAGCTTCATGTTCGCCATTTTCATCAGCGTGTCCTGATTGAACTGGCTGGCGAGCACCTCACCAATGATCCGGCATAGATCCCGGCAAAACCGTGCTAGCTCGTTCTGGCGCTCCCTGATCCGAACCGAGCCGTATTGCGCCTTGATGCTCTGGGCGGTCGCCGTCTCGCTCGCGTTCCCATCGCCGCGCATGATGTCGGACAGGCCGTAGATCTGATAGACATCCTCGATCAACTGCTGGCGAAGCTTGACGCAACCCTCCAGGACCGTGCTGACCTGATCCACCGGCAGGAAGATGATCGGAGCGCCGCCCTTCCCGCCTTCCTGGAAGATCGCCCAGGACTTCACGGCAATCATCTTGTTCTCAAAGCCCGGCG